TGAACCTCCCGTTCTAATGGAGCAATGGAAAGATTTTGTAGCCGTTCTAACGCGCGGATTGCCGGAAGGAGTTGGGGTTGTTCTAGTACAACGTCAACTATTTCCTTGCCGGAGAGGACTGCTGCAGTAGCCACAGCCCAATCTGTTCTTTCACCCTGCCGGGACATAGTACCATACTCTTTGAAATCACCCTCTTTCTTACAGTAGTCGGAAGCCTGCTTCGCGGTGCCGCGTCTAACCTCAAAATGACCATTACCCATTAGTTTGCGTAAATTTGAAAATCCTTTTCCCGTTGCCCGGGGGTTTTCAAATTCTACATACCCTTGTAAATGTGGTGTTCCGCTTTCTCCACACTCTTTACCGTAGACCAGATATGCTACTGACCCTGACAAGTCATTAAGCCTGGCTATATCGCTGTCGTTATAGTTATTTAACGTAAAACAGACGTTACGAACTTTCAGCGGAACAGAAGTGGGCGGAACAGAAGTCGCCATAGGTAATACTAACTATGGCTCCTAAAATCTGCGGGGCATCTTCTACCCCTCTCTGATGCTCGACCTCCCCCTAAAGGGGAAGGTCTCGCCCCCCGTACCGGGGGCCGCCTAACCGCGGCGGGCGGGCAGCAATGGTTCCGCCTAAACGGCGGGGACTCCGTCCAGGCCCTGCCGGGGGCCGCCTGCCGGCGAGGCGGTGGCCGGATCCTAAAGGATCCGCCCACTACTCTCTGCGAGAGCGCTGTTTAAGCGTCATCATACCACAAGGAATGCCTTAGCGTAACGCTAATATCCTGGTTGGCAAGATCTGCCCCCGTCTGGTCTTGATGATAGTACCCGAAAACCATAAATGGTGCAAAGTTGTTTGGGTAGTACACTGTCCTCGGTGTGTTGCTGTCCGGGTCGTACAGAAACTTCGCAGGACACTTGACATCAAAATCAATCATACGACTGATTTGATTACCGTATACAGGCTGATTTCCAGCCGCTACGCTATCCTGGACATCACCGGTGTTCTTACCTAACAAAAACTTTCCCTTTTTTAAAACAGTATACTCCTGTGTATTAACAGGAAAACTTGAGTTCAGAACGGTGCCATCAAAACCATACGTCTCATTGAAATCGCCTGTTTTGAAAAACTTCGTACTAATATCTGTATTTCCATTCAGGTCTGGAAAATGTTTTAAAGACTTGTGGGTCAATGCCCACCAGCACACTACAATATTCGTACTACGAGCAAGGTTCGGTGTCAAACTGACATACGCCTTAATATTTAACTTCCTTGGAGTAATCTTCTGCCCGTTCCGCTCAAAAGAGTTCCCAGGGTCGTTGGGCTGTGTCTGAACTATTCTTGGAACCAAAGATATCATATCCGCATTAGTTACAGCGCCATTATACGCAGTTATAATCACGGGGGCTTGAGAACGAAACTTAGTTTCTAGTTCTCTGCTCAACACGCTCTTTACAAGAGCGACAGTAGCCTGCTTTGCAGGCTTACTGAGAGCCTTCGGTTTCTTTGTGGCCTTCTTCCACGCGGCCTTCCCCTTCGCATTGCCCGGGCCATACGTAGGTTTGCGTCCCATTATATACTTTATCGGGAGAATTTAATATTCGGACCTCATGAATCCGCCTTTTCAATGCGTCCCGGTTGCCCTTACGATAAAATTCGTGTGGAGGCTTATTCGTCGTAATAAATATTTTATTCCAACGAGCCCCCACATAACCACCTTTTACAGGTACACGATACTTATATCTATCTAGTACTTTGAGGAACTCTGTATACAGAATGTCCCCATCAAAATCATCTAACAGTAAAACCTCTTCGCCGGAATAACCGTCCCACCAGGATCCGGAAGGCTTAGAATATACATTAGGAAAGTTGTCCCAAACATACCTGGTTTTTCCTGAGCCGGGAGGGCCAAACAACCATGTTGTGTGAACCTCCCGTTCTAATGGAGCAATGGAAAGATTTTGTAGCCGTTCTAACGCGCGGATTGCCGGAAGGAGTTGGGGTTGTTCTAGTACAACGTCAACTATTTCCTTGCCGGAGAGGACTG